GTATTAGGGGGGAGGGACACCCACCTTGTCAAGACCCTAATAGTAAAAAAAGTTTAATTGGAGGCAAAAAATATGATGGACGTTGAACAAATCAAACAACTGATGCTGATTCTAAGAGCTGAGTACGGCAACAAGGTGGTCTGCACCGAGGATAGAGCAAGCGTGTGGCAGGTGGTCCTAGCTCACGCCTCGTATAACGAAGCACAGCTCGCTATAGCGAAACTTCTCTCTGAGGCCAGACCTTTCCCTCCCTCGATAGGAGAAATCAACCAGGAGGTCATTAGAGGCCGTAAAACGGAAACAGCAGACTGGTCTCAGTTATGGGACGCCGTGGCCGAGGCAGGGTCTCGCTCGCTCTACTACGCCGAAGAGGAAGCGGCTAAGCTCCCACCGTCAGCCTTAAAGGCTATAGGCGGCATACCAGGTCTAAAGGAGGTCGCAAACAGCACCCCAGACCATATCGCGGTTATCCGCGCACAATTTCGTCAGAGGCTGGAAGCAGCAACCGAGAACCAGGATACCCAGGTCACTCGAAAAAACCTGTTACGGTCCCTGCCGAAAATCAACGTAAAACAAATAGGATGAATATGGCGTTCGCAAAAAAGACAAGAGAAGAGTGGGATGCAGAGGCTAAGGCAAAGAACCTGCAGAAGGCCGTCGATAACATCGACATGGTGAAGCAAATCGCTAAGGCCGCAGGCTTAGGCGCAGACAGCAAGACCGACGCGCTGCTTATGATTCTCCTCTCAGAGATCATGAACCTCAACAACAACCTCTATTGGATCAATCACGCACTAAAAAAAGCTAAAACCTCTAGCGATAACGTGCCGTTCTAATGTATACAGATGGTCGCAGGTGCTTACTCCATGGGTGCCTGCGACCTTTGTTGGAGACAAATACATGACTAGACAACGAAACGACTCACACTCAACCGAGTTCGGTCTGTGGCTACGCAATCAAAAAAGCCTCGACCAGAAGCACGGCTACCTCGCTACAAACCTGGATTATATCTGGGGAAACTACAACAAACTTAAGTGGATGATGATTGAAGAGAAACGCTGGAGAGCGCCTCTTCGTCAGGCACAACGTGACCTAATCGAAGTCCTCGACCAATGCTGCAAGAAAGACCCCATGTACGAAGGGTTTCATGTGCTGCAATTCGAACGAACGTCACCGGATGACGGACGAGTATGGTGGGACGATAAAGAAATAAGCAAAGAAGAACTACTTCAGCTATTATCGTTTAGGATCACACTATGAACAAATACTACAGCAGTCACAGAATCACAGACGGGAAATGGGAAGTGGTAGTGTGGATACGCGAAGACGAGAACTACACCCACGATCCAATTCAGAGACCAGACTTACGAGACCTTATAAACAAACACTACAACGCATCTCCAATAGAGATGGCGCGAGCAATTCTTGAGACGGTGTTACATGCGGAAAAAGTACAAGTCGATTCATTTGGAGGCAAAGGTGTTTATGTCGAGCGATAGCAAAACTAAAGACCAGTTGGCACAGGAATACGTCGATTACATGATTGAAAGAATCGGTGAGGGTAAAATCTACCCAGAGAACCTTAAAGACGCTTACTGTTCCGGCTACTTGCGCGGTACAATAGACACACTACTGAAGGAAGTTGCCGACTTCAGTAGCGACATATCCGTCTATATACCCGGCAAGATTAAAGAGGACGCATAATGCCACTGAACAAGAAGGGACTTAAAATCCGCGCCGCAATGGAAAAGTACTACGGCAAGGAGAAGGGTGAAGATGTCTTTTACGCAAGCGAGAATAAGGGAACAATCAAAGGCGTAACAAAGAAAGAGAAGAAGGCAAAAGATGGCAAGGGAAAGTAAGATCCGTCAAAGCCTTGAAAAAAACATACGCTTGAACAAACCTTTTCGCACACCAGGAGAGCGTAAGAAGTTCGCTGTGTATGTAAAAAACGAAAACGGCAACGTCATAAAAGTTCGCTTCGGAGATCCTAACATGAAGATCCGAAAGAACGAGCCAGAGCGACGCAAGAGTTTTCGAGCACGGCATAACTGCGACGATCCCGGACCCAAAACAAAGGCGCGTTATTGGTCTTGTAGGAATTGGTAGTGAATGCAGATATCCCACCTCTAAAAGTATGGATACATAACCGACATCTCCTCGACAACGATGAGGCAGACGGATACGAGGCAGGATACGCATTCGCTATTCAATCCTTTAAAGGTCGCGCATTGCAGTTTCATGTACTGCTACAATCTGGCGCGCACTTTCGCCATGTCCCTCTTCACTGGGTACTCCACGACATTGCAGCAACAGAGACCTACGACCTGGAGCGCCTACAGCTCTGGGACTGCTTCAGCTACAAGCCAATCGTCACAGTTTTTGACTTCTTGCGCGATTACTCATGTAACGCCACCCTAAAAGACAAAAGGACTGTGCATGGCCAATACTGGTTTACGATTGATTGGATTCCTGACAGCGACGATAAGCCTGGTCTCTTGCTCCAGCCTGACCAAAACAAATGTGCACACGTCCTACTGCTGGCTAACGGACAAGTCGCGTGTCTGCCTACCAACCGCGTGGCTTTCAAGGACGCCTACTTCATTGGTAATCAACCAGAACCCGGAAAACGAGGGTATAAGACAATCCCTACCGTTTGGAGCGCCGAGGATTGTGATAGATGGTCAGTAGCAGACACCGATGAGACGTACTACTAAGTTCAAACATGGTCCTGAAGAACTGGAAATGTTCGCCTTCTTCGACTTCTGTCGCTACATGGAAGAACAACACCCTGCATATAGACTCGCGTTCCACGTTCCAAACGAGCGTAAAGCCTCTATACAGCGCCGTGTTGCGCTAAAACGAGCAGGGGTAAGGAAGGGTATCCCCGACATAGTTATCCCCGTTCCTAACGAGAAATACGCAGGTCTCTACATCGAGATGAAAGTTAAGCCAAATAAGGCATCTCCCGAACAGATGGCTGTACTACGGCATCTCAACTCAGTGGGGAATTATGCTGTACTGTGCTGGTCAGCATCGGAGGCAATCGAAACGCTTAAAAAGTATGTGGCTAACCAACTATGATGTCAGACAACCATAGGCCATGGAAAACCAGTAAAAGCGGAGAAGATTCCCCGTCCAACGAAACACCAGAAAGAAACTTGTGGTTCGCTGTAATCGAGCGAGCACTTAAAGACTACTGCTTCTTCTTCAATAAACTCTCAACTACAGGCCAGGGACAGCTTATAAACTGCGAGAGCAGGTCTCCAACCTTCAACAATGACTTTAATCTAAAAGCCATCGGCGAGTTTAACAGGCTACGTTGGTTCCTCTTTGAAAAAGAACCGCACCCATTCAACCTCACATACCTAACAGAACAACTATACGATGACGGAGAAGGCGCAGCCTCCTGCATACGCAAGCAGGCCGTCATGCAGTTCAAGCTGCACTTCCTTACAACCGAAGAACTCGGACGCTTTGTAGCAATAACATCCTACATCAGAGACAGAATACGAATATGCGCCTCCGACGCAGCAGAGAAAGAAAGCGCGCTACGTTACAAAAAGTTTAGACTGTAGCTACTTCTTCTTCTTGTCTTTAATCGACCAAACTTGCGACACGCCATAGAGAACAGCGCCAGACACAACAGGCGTCGCTGCTTCAGCCAACTGATGTGACTCAGCCTCTGATACACCTATTGTCAAAAGACCTCCGGCTACTAACGTAAGGAGGTGTCGGATTACCGATGCGATAATAAATTCCATGCTATGCTTCCTGCTTCTTTAGTTTTAAACACAGACGAACTGCAACGACGCTCGGATGGAGGCGTGAATGAGGGGGACATGTTGCGCGAAGTATCTTTAACGCCGTTGCAATTCATCCATGACGACCAATAAAACCGCAAGTCGCACTGTCTAGTGTTTCGGTAGAACCTTCTGATGTCAACAGGTTTTGAAAGTTCCTCTCCGTCAAGGTCGGCAATGCAGGGAGAGGACAATCCTGGGTCGGAACCGTGTCGCTCACACACCGTGCCTTTAACGCAACCTCCCTTAAGTGGGTTGTCCACAAGAACACAAGCAGGCATAGCAACAGATACAATATCAAGCATAACTTTCCGAGCTGGTCCATAAAGGTCACACTCCAGACAAGGCGATACATAACAGGTAAGCGGTCCCTTGGAGGCCGCAATACGTCTCTTAAACCGCTCTACAACGCGCTGAAACTTTCGCCTGACGTCAGACCTAGGTTTGAGCATTTTACGGCTCGCAGAGGCTGCAGACTGCTTATAAAGCACATCAGACGGCTCGCACCTGTTGTTCCTCATGCAGGGAGAGTTTATGAGGTGGATGCGAAGAATCTTTTCCTTGTTGCTACGAAGGATTCGCTTGCCACACTCGCACTTCTCACCAAACGACTCCTCAAGCCAGCCAGTAATAATAGGCTTGCCGTCCCAAGTACGCATCACATTGTCGCAATCCCAAGTACGATTGCACAAACCTATGTAACTAACTCCCTGCGCGATAACCGTGCGCCACGGTGCTAAAACAGATACACAAAGTATCGCTGCAAGCAGTAACCTCATTTCTCTAATACCTTGTCCAGCTTTTGCTCTATGCGCTCAAGCCGCGACTTAATAGTACTAAGCTCAACATTGGCAACCTGTACCTGCATCGTAAGGTTGTATTTGCTCTGCTCCAACTCCTTAAGAGAGTTCTTCACCTGCCGATAATCCATGCCAACAAGCGATATGATGATGCCAATAACTCCCTTAAGCAAAAGGTCAAGCCAGTAACGAAACTCAGTAATGTCGTGCTCTGTCATACAATCTCAAGCGCTGCTTCCTCCACTCCAAGCATCTCTGTCATGAAGTTGGCGACCGCAGCTCTACTTGAGAGGATTGCAGACTCAGTGCCAACAGTTCCGTACATTAGTCCAAGTAATATACAACCGTGCGTATCCTTGTGCGTGTTACCTGCATGAATAAGTATCTCACTCCTGTCAGGCACATCCAAAACCTTAAACACTTTGCCAAACTTTGGAGACGTGTGTCGCCTGATGGTATACGTGCCTTTCGGTATGCACGACACCATACGCTCATTGTCGCGCCACGCATCTTCAAGCGTTACAAACATCGGCCTATCATCAATACAAAGCACACCAAACGTAGCGCCGTTGTGCTCTGTAACTCTGATGAGCCTAAGCGTTCTCACTTTGGCGGCTCAGGAAATACGATAAGTTTTGGATCGTCGTTCTGCTGCATCATGTCACGCAATGCTTGGCGATAGACTGCCCAGTCCCACTTGTTAGGGAGGTCTACATCTGGAAGTTGAGTATAATCGGATGCTGCAAGCTGTGCGTTTCTCCAATAACGAATGATACCTTTCAGTTGTTCGTCGCTCACTGTTGTTTCGTCTACATTAAAAGTGAGAAGAGACTGCCAAATCATAATTATTCGCCTCTGTAAGTATATGAAGCAGCAATTTGCGCCCCTGTTAAAGTTCCCCAATTTGTAGTTGTTAATCCTGAATAAACTCGAAAAGTTCCGGCAGCATTGTTGAAAGTCAAAGTACTCACCCAATTACTTGCTACAGAAGCATTGTATGCCAAAACGCTTGTAATGTACTGTCCCACTAAAGCTGCTGATGTATTGATTGGCATTGTTATATTTAGTTGGCCAGCACTTGATGTGTTGAATTGCACATAATAAATAATGTGAACAGCTTTACCAATTTTGCGATAAAGTGCTTGTGAAACAACAACACTTGAAACGCTACCAGATGTAGTTGTTATTGTAGGGGTCCAAGTCAACCATCCGCCAGGATCGTTAGTGATAACAAAATTAGTACCGTCATAAACTACTTCCATCAAAGCACCGGCGACCCAAGTGCCAAGAGTAGGATTAGTAGCATCTTCATTGTTTACAAGATTCTTTGCACCTACGCTGTTTACGTTTAGCGTGTGTGCTGTCGCAGTAGATCCAGTAGACCCCAATCCGCTGCCAATTTTCATGCGGAATTTTTGACCAGCCTTGTATGCCGTAATGGCTGGTGTTGCTGTAGCCGTTTGCGCCGTAGCAGTACCGCCTGTAGTACCAAGCCAGATAAAATCACCGTCTTGCACCTGTCCAACAGCAGCATACTCATTGCGAGCAGAAGCATTCGCAACATTAGTATGTTTTTTGGCATTCATTGGAAGGTTTTGAGTTGGAAAGTTTTGTCCATCCAATGTAAGGCAGTTGTTAATACCTGAAGCAAAGTCGTTATCCTGCGTGTCGTGACGGCCAGCTTCGATACCAATGCCAAGAGAGGCGTCACCAACCCAACCGCCTGTGGCGTTGTTACCCTTTGTGTATGTTCCCGCATTCCAACCCATTGTGCTCTCCTACTTGCGAATGTTCGCTTTGACCTTTGGTATATAGTTAATAGTTTCCTGCGGAACTCCTATCTTCGATGCGTATTTTACCATGTTCTTAAACGTGGGAGATACGTTCTTTTTACGAAGGTACGATACCGCTCTGTCTACGTTGCCTGGACCCCAGTTATAAGCAGCGAGTGCAAGGTCTGTGTCTTTGTACTTGTCTTTCATCTGTTTCAAGTACTGCATTCCACCACGCACATTCTCTTCAGGGTCATAAGGATTGATACGCAAGTGCGCCGCAGTTCCTGGCATAATCTGCATCAACCCAATCGCACCTACAGGACTAATCTTTGTATGGTCTCCTGTGGATTCCGTCATAATTACAGCACGAGTGAGTGCGTCTACCTTCTTAAGCAACGCATCATACGGCTTGTTTGTGGCAAACTGCTGCAGAAGTCCTCGCTGCTCGCTCTTGTTCATACGAAAGGCTGTTTTAAGAGCGTTAACGCGCTCCTGTGACCAGTTCTTTCCTACAGGTGGAGCAGGAGGTTCTTTGGTTTTCTTTTGCAACTGTGGCCGCAATACAGGCTTTCCAGACACGGATGCCTTACGCACGTTGCCTTGAGGCTGTGGTCCTCGCGCTCGCAACTTAGCTTGCGCTGCAGCTACCTTGTCACTTGAAGTCCTCTCGGCTGCCTGTGCGCTTGGAATTAACACCTGCGATATTTTATCAAGTGTCGACTGCTGCGGAGCTTCAGCCGCACCGATGATATCATCAAGTGACATAAGCTCAGGCTTGCGAGGCTCTTCTTTCTTTGGCTGTTGCTTGCCAACAACAATCTCTGTTGCAGGCGCAGCTCCTACAGCTCCTGCTGCAGTTACTGCTTTTGGAGAAAGTACGTCTGCGAGACGCGATCCTGTTTCAAGTTCTCTTGGCTTCTTCCCAGGCTCAACTAATCGCCTGTTCATAAATGTTTTCTTTGCTTGGCGCGGATCTCTAAGAGCAGCAACAAGCGTTTCGTTAAGGAGTTTTGACGACTGTGCTTCCTTAGCTATTTGCCTAACTTTGCCGACAAGCATTGCACCCATCGTTGCACCGCCAACCATGACGCCAACAGGACTTGATATAAGAGCTGCTGCAAGGCCACCAGTACCAATACTAGAGGCCATAAGACCTCCAGTAGCAATGCCAGCGCCTCGTGCTGCTTGACTGAATCCTTGACGAACCTTATCGCGGAAGAATTGATTTAATGCTGCTTTAATCGCACCAGCCTCCTCACCAGAAGCTACAGTACCTGCAATAGTATCGAGCGCAAGATCCGCTATGCCAGCATTGTCAATGTACTGTTGTATTCCGACTTTGTAATCAACCGCTTCCTTGGTCTCTTTGCGAGTCGTGAAAATTTCTTTTGCTTGTTCTAACGCCTGCTTTGCATTAAGAAGAGTTTTTCTATACTTAGTACCGATTGGACTGTTGTATATTGGATCTTGTATTTTGCGGTCAGTAAACAACGCAAGGTTATTATCAATCCAATCAATCTTTGCGTTAATGTCTTTGCCGAGCTTTTTAAACTCAGCAAACTTAGCTCCAAGCAAGTCACGCAAATTTTCAGCACTGTATCCTGTCTGCCGCATGAACTGCTCAAACGCAGCAACATTACTTGTAGCGTTTGCAATTACGTTCTCAGGCGAAACAACAGTACTGTCTGTAAGATTCTTTATGTATCCCTTGTGGTAGGTGTCCCACATATTCGACCAGAAATCGTTTGCGCGTTGATACTTCGACGCAATTCTTGGGTCGCTTATTATCTTTCTATGAAGCAATGCTGCAGACTCAGCCGCAAAAAGAGCTTCGTCTGTATTACCAGCCGCTTGCATTTTGCGCGATTCTTCAAGCAACGCGCTGCGAGCATTGATAAGTTGTCGCGCTGATATTGAACTTGCAGAAACATCCTTTCTTCCAGTTAAACTTGGAGTTCCAGACGTTACGCCTTGTTTCTTTATAAAATCTATTACTCGACCAATGCGAGAGCTTAAAGCTCCCTTCTCGTCTGGATACAAAACCTTTTGGAGGTCAGTAAGGTCTTGCTCAAGCGTGTCTTTCTTTAGGAGAATTTCATCAACAGACTCCCCTTTTTCAAGCACCTTCTTGCCAGGAATCTTATCGTATAACTGATTACCAATAGCATGTGCGCGAGCAATACGATCTTTAATGTTCTGTTGAATTTGGTCGCCAACAACAGCACGTTTTGCAGGGTCTGGATCTGCTGCAATGTCGGAAAGTATTTTGTCAAAAATTGCTAACTGCTTTTTTTCTTGATCCAAAAACTGCCTAGGACCAGCAGTACCTGGCACGTTTTCTGTCAACTTGCGAACCGCCGACAATGCTTCGTTTTGAAGTAGCTCGTCAGTTGTTAATGTACTTGCAGCAGGATTTGTCGAAGCCTCTTGTTTTGCTATGGCTCGATTTATCTGATCTTCGGTTACTCCAAGCTCTTCAAATAATCGCGCAACCTCAGTGTCTGCTTCTTTTTGACTTAACGACTCAAACGATTTTGTTATAGTTTTAATTGTTCGCGGAACGGCTTTTATCGTAGGTTCAATAGCCGCACCACCAACGCCAAGAGCAGCACCAAGAACTCCTCCAGTTGCGCCACCAACGCCTGCGCCTACAATGCGATTTGTAAGAGCTTGTTCAACTGTAGCATCAGGAGACGGCTCTGCCGCACCTGCGCCAAACAATGCAGTCTGCGCTGCGCCAACAGTAGCAAGGTCTCTAAGTCTAGTGCCAATGCCTACTTTCTCTAAGGGACCAAGAGCACCAGCAGTTTTGAGAGCTGCATTCCGTGCCGCAGCAAGTTCTGCACTTGTTGTTCCTAGTAATACTTTTTCTGCAACAGTCGGAGCAGTTCGTCCAGTGCGAGCAACTTGACCAGCGTAACCAACACCTCCAGAAAGAAGTGCGGGAATTAACGAGCCTCCTATCTCTCCAACGAGCTGTGCGCTCGGAACAGTGCCTGCCATGCGACGCTGTTCAGCAAGTAACTGTCCATACGTTTGCTCAGAGAATGGCGCAAGTGCTGCAGCCGTAAGCTCGTTTCCAAAGCCAAATGTAGAACCTTCACTTATTCCACCAAGCAAAGAGCCAAGCGCCTCTTGATTGCGGATTTGCTGCTGACGCAAGCGTATATCAGCCTGAGACCCAGGAACGTATGCTGGAGCAGCTCGTCGCGCTAATATGTCTGCTTCAATACGTCGCTTTTCAGACTCAGGCAGCAAGAACGGATTTACAGGCGTAGATACTGGAGTCTCATCAATAGGCGTCATCATCTGCGGAGACAAGGCGCTCGTCAGTCTAGACGACAACAACGTGCCAGTATTGTATGCACTGTCAGTTGAGTCTGCCGCTATAATGTCGTCTAGTGACGTAAAAGCCATATTATAATCCTAACGCAGCCTTTCGTTGTTTTAACTGTGCAGCTCTCTGCTTAATATCTGCAGGAAGCGCAGCGCCTTGCTGTTGAAGTCTATTAGCTTCTTCCACAAGAGCAGCTTCTTCCATTGCCACAGCTTCAGCAGTATCTGCAGTAGGAGCTGCCATAGGAGTTGCTGTAGGTGCAGGCGCAGCCTCTCCGGTAGGAGACAACTGATTCATAAGCGAACTGAAGTCTGCTGTTCCTACGTTAGGACGCTCAACATTAACCTTACGCGCTGACCGAGGAATGAGCGGCTGCTGAGTGCGAATCATCAAATCAAGGTCGGCGTTAATTTCTTGCGGAGACCTTGATGCGTTTGCAGTAATAATCCTAGACTTCTCCAGCATTTTGTTTGCAATATCTCTGATATTACGCGCAAAGGTTTCTGGACCAGTTGTAAAATCGTTACCAAAAATTGCCTCCAAAGTCGCCAACTCATTGCCAGTAAGAGATGCGCCATACCGAGCATTACCAATAATACTCTTAATGTTTGCAAATGGTGACTTGATAGACTGTGCAAGAACGTCAAAGTTTTTATTTGCTTTGAACTCCGCAGGAGACATCTGATCAACTCTGTTTGCAATTTGAAATATCATATTCGATATCGACATTGCATTGTTGACTTCATTGCTTTCGGCTTTGCCAAGACCAGCAGTATCAAGCGATGCCTTAAACTCATCCTCCGCAATTTTACGCTCAGACTGCTTCTTATTGATCTCTTCCTGTATCTGTCCTCGCGTAAGAGCAATGGCTTTTTGACGACGCAAATCTGGGTCTGTCTCAGTATCAAGCAGTTGATTTTCGTATTGGTCTTGTAACTGATTAAATCTCAGCTTCTCGTCTGTGCCAAATGCTTTCAAACGCTCCTGCAAGTCAGCCTCAAAGGCTTTGGTTTGACGACGTTGCTCTGCTGTTGCAGCAGCCTTAGCTGCATACGCACCAGTCTGAGCCTGAAGATATTGCTGACCAGCCTCGCTACCAAGAGCGCCATACAACGCCTCTTGTCTTTGTCCAGCCTCAAGAGCGCCAAGACGAATTGCTTCTTCGCGACCCTGTAACGCAGACTGCAAGCCAAGCAATCGTGGTTGTATGTAGCTATCGTCAACACCTTCAACAAGTGCCAAACGCTCTTCGGGTGTCTTCATACGCAGCATTTGGGAGCCAAGTCGTCCAGCAAGAAGAGACTGCTCAGTTGCTTGCTTACGCGCTTGGTAACCAAGCAGCGAAGACATAAGCGCACCACCAAGAACAACGCCAAGGTTTCGTCCTACGCTACCACTAGGATTAACAAGCTGTGGCAAGGACTGTGAGAGCGCAACCGCACCTAGACCGTATCCTGTGTCTGTTGCAGGAACATTTAGGTTTTGTAGTGCTGTGTATAAGTCCTCGCCAGCCATGATAGCTTCCTTATTTGTTGTATTGTTGGTTCAAGTAGTTCTGAAATGCACTGGTAAACCCAGCAGCGCCGCCTTGAATTGCGGAATTCGCATAGTTTGTTCCACTTCCTTGCGGCGCATATCTATTGGCAAGATCGTTAAGAATGTACTGACCAATGTAATCAGTGCCTCCTCCACCGCCGCCGCCACCGCCACGAGGGGTAGCCTTAATTTGTTGCAGCTTGTACTTGTTCTCAAGAGCAGCAAGTTCCTTGTTGAACGCTTGTTGTTGAGCCGCAAGATCCATGGCAGCGCGAGTTCCATATTGCGCCATGTACGGTGCCATATATTGTCCAGCAATTTGACCAGGAAGTAATGATGTGCCAGTTGCTTGCTCAAACCCTTGTTGCTGAACAGCATACGCCTGTTGCGTTGCCGCGTTCTGAGCTTCTTGACGAGCTATGTCCTGCCTATCAGCAAGTTGCTTGGCAAGAGTCTTATAGGCTTCAGAGTTAGGATCTAATCCACGCTCTGCCATAGACTGCTGAAAGTCTTGGTTCTGTCTTGCAAACTCTGCTTCGTTACGTCGCTGAAACTGCTCATATACAGCGTTGTATGCACGGTTCATCTGCTCGCCAAACTGAGGTTCGTACTGTTGCTGGAAAGTGGCAGGATTAAACTGCGAGGCATACCCACCCATCTGTTGAAATAGATCAGACCCTACGTTTCCTACTGCAGCATCTTCAGCGCGAACGTCAGCGCCTACTTGTGGTGCTTGATTACCTGGACCTTTTGGCACCCATTGCTGCCAATTAAGACCATACTTGCTGCCAAGAGTCTCAAGGCGCTTTGAAGCGTTTTGAAACTCAGGAGAGCCAAAAGCGTACTTCTTTATGTTCTCTTGAGCAGCCTTGTACTTCTCCATGTCTCGTGGGTCACGAGGAGGACTCTTCTGTCCAGCTTTAGGATTCTTTGCTAATGCGCCAGCCATAACTATACTTGACCTCCTATATCAAAACGTACCTCAAAGCCGTAAAATTGGCAGGATGTATTCTTTACTGCTCCACCAACTTTTATTGATGCACAGTGGCCTTGTCCTTTAACTGCGTATCTATCAAACACATACTCAACTCCTGACGACCAAGGAGTAAACACAACCGGCAAAGGTAACCCTGTTACAGTGCTAATTGTCCCTGCGCCAATTCCCCAAGCGCTTCCCCATGGCGTAAAGTAGCCAGGAGAAAGCGTTGTTGTTGAGACGGTTTGAGTCTGCTTAAAGTCTGTGTCCAATCCAACATTAAACGTAATGCCACGCTTAATCTTAAGTAGCGGCCTGATATCCTTATACGCCTTGTAGTTTCCGCGACTGTCATAAAAGCTAAACGGTCCACGAATAGTGAACGAAGTGCTCTGACCAGTACCGCCAGACAACAACACAGCGTCAGCTTGTCCCGTCTCTCCCTTCCAGATATTGCCTACGTTAGAGCCATAGTAAGGAAGATTGTTGAACACACAAGACGATACGGCGTCCGTGTTTGTAGCCATATCAAATTTTGTCCAGCCTTTCGTATCAATGCTGTAGACAAGGAAGAATGACGTAGTGGAAGAGCTTGGTACGTTAATGTACACCCTGCGGCCAGCAGGCCAAAAGAAACCTGTCCACTTGTGACTAAACGATATTTGCGTTGAGTACTCAGTGATAAGTGGGTTGATTTTCTGGCTAACTACATTAAGCGCCTGCTCTGGGTCTTGTTGGAATAGCGCCGAGACAGGGACGATTCCTTGCTGCGTAATAATCCAGATGTCGTTGTTAACGCGAATGAAAGCTCGATAACCGAGAGGACGACCAATAAAGTAACGAGCAACCAGACCCCAAGTGTTAGCATCTCCAGCATAGCTACCCGTATAGAAAACAATCTCTCCCTCGCTGCTTACAGCCATGAACAATGACTGAGAGCTTTGAGAGAATTGGTTTGTAAAACTGCTGGTAAACAGGAGTCTGCCACCTCGCGTGAAAACGTACTGAAAGTCAAAGCTAGTAAGAGCAGGAGTTCCACCAGTACCAGTTACCTGCACACCTCCGTACCATACTTTTGATGTGTTCTTTTCTACGAAGTAAAGACGTTCCTTGTAAGCATTTACATTTATAAGGTTGGAAAGAGTTACGCCAGTAAAGGTTACATTTGTCGCGGCAACGCCATTGCCTGTGTATACTTTTGCGTTATCAACGCCATTACAAAGGTACATGTTGTTTGCAAAGACAATGCTTTGAAACTCTCCGTTCGTATGCGCTGGTGTGCTTGTAACATCTGTTACAACAGCAGAAGTACTTATTGAATAGAGTTTGTTAGACGTTGCAACAACTAGCTCAGAGTTCCCATCTGCTCTGTGAAGCGTCTCAGTAAACGCAATAGGTGTAGTGCCTGCAAGACTTGTTGGCGCAACAAACTCTGTGTAGCCATTGCGTACCGTAGGAGAGCCAGCGCCAGGGAACACGTTTACCAATTCCAACGCATAGGTTGGCTCCATGTTATCAATGGCGCTCACTAGGTCGAGACCATTGTACGGAGGTGGCATTGTGTAACCTTGAAACGCCATTGTTACCTTCTATACATTTCCAAAAGACGCGCAATATCCATATCAGATGTTTGCGGTTGTGGTTGTCTTCTTGCAGCAACCATGGCCTGCAGCTCTGGTCCACTCATGCGCGATACCTGGCTAAGAGACAAAGGTTGCTGTTGCTGCATTGCCATCCCTGGATACGCTATTGCTGGATTGGCAGGATTATAATTTGGCATCATTGAAGAAAACCCGCCTGGCGCAGGAGGCCGCCTTGCTGGTTGATTAGCAGCATTCTCGATCAGAGCTTGGTAGTTAGGTGGAGGAGCTTGCGTCATGCTCTCAGTTAATCGCTGACCAATTCCTTGTCCTTGTCGAGGCAACACTCTTCCGCGACCAGTCATTAACTCGCCGCCAGGAGTGCGATACACGCCAGGACTAAGACGCTCAGATCCGCGAGGAGGTGCAATGTATCTACCTTTGTTTTCATCAAAGTTGGGAGACCCTCCTGCGTATACTCGTCCTCCGGTTTTAGGAGCTTTCGACATTGCACCTTTAGCCATATTACTTACCCTTGCTTGCTTTATAGTTTGCTCGTAACGACTCTTTTACAGTTTTTGCCGGACCTACATGACCTTTATCGTTCATGTACATTCCTGGTGAAACGCGAACCACCTCACCCTTTGCAGGTCGTTGCATAGGAGCAGTTGGTGTTGGCACTTGAGCACCAGCCTGCTTTGCAAAGGTTGACTGACCAAGCATAGCTCTGATGTTGTTTTGCACGTCCTGCTCAGACTTTGCGTTTGAGGTCACAGCGTTTACAAGCATTCCAGTATACTGCTCTGGCTTAACCTGCTTTGGAGCTTCTGCGTAAATGTTGCGGATTATGGGATCAATCTGATCGGTAGCGTACTTTGCCAATGGATTGCTGAAGTCAACATCCCACGCCTGTCGGCTAGTTTTGCCGTCAATGTTCTCGCCTACGTTTTTGTAGCGAGTCTTGCCATCAAGTCCGATGTTAAACTTTGAGCCATCGGCAAGCGTTACATGATAATTCTTATCGGCAACGCCAGTTTCTTTAAGGATGCCTCGGAAATCATCGCGCATAAGTTGTGCGTCTGACTTGCCGGTGGTCATCATCTTGCCAACAGACCGTTTGCCAAAAAGCCTTAACCCGATGTTGATTGGCGCTGTATATGGATTCATATTAACAGCTTGATTTGTCCAATCAGCTCGGTCGCCACGACCTCTAACAATATCCTTCATGCCACTTTCCCAGATATTGTTAATGCCGATTGCAGTAGCCGCTACAGGCAGAGCAACCGATCCTACAGAACCAAGTGTACTTGTTCCTGCCGTTGTTGCAGCTGTTCCACCTACAGGCGTTGCGCTAATTAAGGTTGGGGTTGCTACTGTTCCTGCAGTTCCCGCAGTAGTGCCAGCAGTTGTTGCGCCAGCTCCAGCACCTGCTCCAGAGCTAAAAAGTCCTGCTACATTCGGAAATCCACTCAAAGCCTCGTTTGTAACAACAAGACCACCTACAGCACCTCCAACCTGTGCGAGCTGCGCATTTGACTGTTGCGACTCTTGTTCTCTCTGTCGTTGCTCTGGCGTCTTGCCAGGACCGAAACGTGCGGCAACTGCCTCTTGAATTTGCAGAGGATTGAGACCACGAGTTCTAAGCCATGCAATGTACGCAAGTGGATCTTGGTATGTAATCTGAGGGTCTTGTTGTTGTTGAGGATAGTTCTGTGCCATTAGATCCACGTTCCAAATACAGCAGTTCCACTACGAGCGAACAACTCAGCGCGAGTATGACCACCAGCATAGTAAATCTTACCAGGGTTCTCTCGGCTAAATTCTTCGTCTACTTGTTGTTTAAATTGAGGCACTACGCCAGTAAGGCCGTGTATCTGAGCAAAACGCTCAATAACACCTTGCTCAACTAACTTCTCGTTAAAGATGCTAACATCGGTGTCGGCAAGGAATTGGTCATAAGCACCGCTATAATACGTCCACGTTACGCCACCATCAGATACAGAACCACTTGTATGCGTCGGTGCCGTTGAGCCAGTAGTGCCACCAGCAGTAGTTTGATAGTAGTTGCCGTTATAGAAGCAGTAAGCATTTGCAGCAAAGGCTGTACTTGCTGTCCATGTCTTAGGACGCACACACCTATCGGCAATGTACTCAAAAACAATTATGTCGCCACTTGCTGACGGTGTTGGACTAATAAGCAACTGACTATTACTGAGTCCTCTAATTTGGAATCGCTGGTAGATGGTAGTGTTAAGACCAAAGCCTCGGATCTCTCCGTACTCCTGCTCGGTCATTGGACCAAGGATTCTCCAGCGTGTGCTGCTATTCCAGAATGTCTCGTACTGATACCAGGAAAACGCAGCAGGAAGGTCATAGGTTGCTTGTCCGTTAACAAGCGTAATAGACCCAGCAGCATAACATTTCGGCCACGGATACGACTCAAAAATGTCCTTGTTTATGCGCTGGGTCATCGCCAGCAACTGTTTCGTTGTGGTCTCTGATGAGCCAATAACAGTCGACTCTACGGTATACCCGCACTCAGCCGCCACATTTGAAACAATCGTTGCTAAACTCATACGGCTAATTTCCTTGGTCTACCCCTACGCTTGGGAGCTTCAGCGATAGGTTCTTCAGCAGTAACGTCTTCACCTTCATCTAAACCGTAAGAAAACTCGGTAGAACGGATCACCTCCTTTCTCTGTGGTCGTAGGTCAATGCCTTCGTTACCTTCCACGCGTTGCATCAACAGCTCCACTTGCTCCCTAAGTTTTGCTGTTTGTGCCTCCGCACGTTCAAGTTGCTGCTTTAACGTAGTAACTTGATACTGAGATGAGTTGGCTGCATCCATCCAATCCTTAGCCATTTTAATGAAACGGCCTGTTGGTCCGAGCTTGCGACGAAGCTCATCATGAGCCTCTGCCAACTGTTCTACGGTCTTAAACCCAAGATGCTGCAGCTCTCGCAGGGTGGCACCGTTCATAAGCGGCCACTCAGCAAGAGGCGTTCCACTTACTACAGGCTCGTTACCAGCCTTAAAAGCGGCGTACAGGTCTGGGTATTCCTCGATATCTTGTGGCTCAATGCGTCTAACAGTCTCATCTCCACCTGGATACTGAATAGAGATAGACGGAATCTCATCAAAAATTGCTCTACCAGCAGTAAAGCTCTTTTCGCGATTCTCATTGTAAGCATTGAAAAAACGAACATTTGCACCATGGTATCGGCGACGATTCTGTTGTCGTCCGTTCATAATGGCGTCCCAGTCTATTTGTGGCATATTTCTCCTATAAAAAGATTGCCTATGCCTTCTGTATACACCGAAACATAAAACTTGGGATCCTCGTAAATTTATAAGGTTACACCCGTTTTATTAGCCACATGCTTTTCCGCATTAGTAAGCTCTGCGCCAGCCAGCGTTTTGCTTACAATTATCAACTGATATATTCGTCCGAGGAAAAACAAGGAGGTTCCGGCACGAGATCCAATATACAGCGAATGATTGCCAAAAGGTCCGGCACCTGTATTTCCTGCTCCGGTAGTCGCCACCTGGACTCCATTTACTCTCAACCTTGCCTGATCTGAAGCTGCGCCAAGAGCGTATAAACAAGTATTGACGGTAGTAGTAGGAGGGACGCCAACAGCTGCTGAGGTTGAAATAATTCCTAATGTGCCTTTAAGACCTACTCCCCAATTATTAGCTCCACCCGAACCTGGAGGATGCGAAAAAGATCCGTTGTTTGTAGGAGAATCAGGACTAAATTCAAAACTTTGCCTCACTGTTCCATCGGCTTTGTAAGCACCGATGACTGCACTCATCACGCTATAGGCGGTTGCGTTGATAGCAGAGGTGCTGAAAAACGTCTGAGTACCGTCAAATTCGATATATGGCCGTCCTGCGCCTGTTCGATACTTTGGTCGTTTTGCTGCTGTTGCCTGTGAGGCATGAGCATTGTTTCCGCTCTTGTCTTTTATTAAACCGATTGGATCGTTGTCTGCTGTTACAGGAATTGTTCCCGCCGCATCTTGAAACATCGAGTTTAAATCAGATGGATCGTACCACACACCCTTTAACCCGCCTGTGAACAAAGTAGCAGGATTAAACAGCACAGGGTTTATGCAGTCAGCGCCGATAGCGTTTGGCGTAATACCAATGAGCATTTTAGTACAATGCTACAATAGACGTTGCAGTAGTTGCCGCCATTACTCGACTGACGAACAACGGAAGAAGCACTCCGGCATTTGGTATTGCAATCGTAACCGCAGCACTATCGTCTACACATTTGATACTAAGATTGCCTGTTCCACCTACCCACAAAGCTCTAACGCCTGTAAGGTCTGTTGAGTCAGATGGAGTTACCGCAGCAAGGCGTCGAGCGGAAAACAATGCGGTAGGATTAGAGGGTGTAAAATCTGGCATAAATCACCTTAAAAAACGGGGAGCTGTACGAGCCTCCCCATCTTGTTATAGAGCCTTCGTAAACTTGAGGTAGAAAAAAGACGTTCCGTTTGACACAACTACGAAGCAGTTAGTGTCAGCATCGTTATCTTTTACTACGCCTACAAATCCACTTCCTACTGTAGCCGGAGTACCAAACGAGGTAGTAAGCTCTGCAGCAGTAGGAGTTGTATCGTTTACGTTGTTGATTGCTTGCTTAGTGCGCACACCAGCAGCCGTAGCGTTTACGACAGCAGAATTAACTCCGTCGCAAATCTGCACAGCTTGCTCAGGTGGCAAACCAAGTCCAATAAGGTTTGTAACTGTTGGCATAAATTCCTCGAAAAAAAGCGGGGTATTTCTACCCCGCCTTAACCTTAGTTAACCGTGAGGTAGCCAGTTGATTTAAGCTCAACAGTGCTTGCTCCAGTAACGGTCGTAAGTCCTACGACGTTCTTGATAAGCGTTGTCGAAGTATCATCAGCTACGCCATCGGTGGCTGTGGTGTTGAGGTTAGCATCAGCAGCATAGCTTGCAGCTACTTTGCCTTTGATACCTGTACCAACTCCTCCTCCACCAACTCCTCCAACCCATACCCAAAGGTACTCGTTGTCGGCAGCGGCAACCTGAGCAACACCTACCTGAAGGTTGTTTGAACCTGCATTGGTAGTTGTAAGCTCGTCAGCTTGACCATCGTCAGAAATCTTGACGAAAGCATACTGAGCGATTGCGCCATCGGCCTGAACGAACAAGAAAGTTCCTTCTGGACACGAACCTGTGTCACCAATTTTAGCTGGCAACGAAGGAACTGTCGAAGCATCGAAAGCCTTCTTGTAATTTACTCCAAATGATCCTGAACCTGACATATTCTGTTTCTCCTACAATTAAGCGTAAATAACAGCCTGAAGTGCAGGTGCGGCGCAGCAGAGGTTTCCTTCAACGATGATAACCGTGAAGAAAGCATCCTGATCCACTGGACGGTTCATCTCTGGAGCGAGAGGCTTGAAGTCAGCTCCTCGTACCATATCGAATGTCCAGTACTTCGTGTTGAGAAGGCGGCAGCTATTGGTCTCAAGAACCGCAGAGCCGTATCCACCGTCAAACACGAAATCGCAACCGTCATAGCTGAGAACACGGAAACCAGCGACAGCCTTCTTTGTCGGAAGCTGAATACGCTGAATAGCCGTGAGAGAGCTGTGAAGGTATTTCCAAGCTGTTCGGTCCATGAGACCAAGGTCCGGCTGCTCATCGCCACGAGTGATCTGGCTGATAGCATCGGTGATCTGCTCCTGAACATTTGACGCAGACAATGTTACGTTAACCGCAAGATTGCGCGCAAAAGCGTTAGAAGTACGATCAATGGTTCCATAAGTACCAGACGAAGGTGAGGTCGAAACCGCCTTCTTGATACCGTCGAACTCAAGTCCTCCAGAGCCAGTTCCGTCGCCGCGAAGCGAGGTCGACACTGTGTTCTTAAGACGAGCGATTGACGCATTCATCTTCGACTCAACGAGGTCAAGAAGCTGTGCCTGATCTCGGTTAGCTCGTCGCTCACGACCAGAGATAGCTACAGGCTCATAAACCTGCTTGATCGCAAATCGGAACGCCGTAAGGTCGTCGATTGCATCAAGGTTGAATGAAGAATAACCGGAGTAGAAACCTCCCTGTGCGCTATCATTGTACATGATAGGCTTGCGAAGCTCATATCCACCGGAGAACCTACGAATAAGACCCTGAGCATCCAGAGCTTTCATAAGCGGATTGTGGTGCAAAACCTCGTCCGCAATGCTGTCGCTCTGGTCAAACAGGGTCGCTACTACTGCTTCCTCTAAATTTGCCATTTTTGTTGTCCTTTTTAAGTTTGTTACGAAGAACAACTAAAAATAGCTACGCGCTATTCGCCGTTAAAACGACGGCGTAAGTTGTCCCTCAAGTTTTTTATTTCTGCTCTGGGAGTCCCCGAACCAGCGGAGCCAGATATTGTCTTCGAAGCCGCTTTTGCTTTTTGAGCCACGGCCTGTTTTTGTTCTACCATCGGCCTTGCAGTCATTGCGGATTGCAGACTGGAAAAGGTCGGATTGCCAGCCACTACATAGTTGTAGGCAGTTTCCAGGATCTCTTCGGGAGAGCTGTACTTGCCTGTGCTAGAGAGCGCACTTACTATCGGTGCCATCTCAGCCTCTAACTGCGAGGCTGTTTCTGGGTCGCGAAAAAGTGGCTTGGCTGCTACAAAAGATTGTACAACCCGCTCATTATAATAAGCAACGGCAGATTGTTTTTGCTCTTCCTGCTGCTGTTCAAACAAGGCTCGCGCCTTTTCCTCGGCAATTCTTTCTGCCTGCTCCCTGGTTAGGTAGTTGGCAGGAGGCTGCTGTGTTCCGTCTGTTGGAGTAGCTGTTCGGCCTTTGAGGTCTTCTAGGCTAAGTCCGTAAGAATCCAGCCACTCAAGAGCAGTCTCTACGGGGTTGGACTGCATCGCTCGGTCCCAGGCAATAGACCGCTTGGTGAGGTCTCCAATGTTAATTCCCTTCCTAGCGTAGTCTTCCTCGTACTCCTTAATAGTATCGTATACAGACGAGGTTTTCTTTCTAAGGTCTTCAACTTCCTGCATTTTACGCTGATAGTCCGTGCGAGTCTCATAGGCTCGTCGGTTCATGTACTGCTGCAGAATGTGAGCATTTTCTGCCGTTGGGTTAAGGAATGCCTCCTTTTCCAGCTTGTTCATGTCGGCAGGAGGGACAAGCGGAATTCGCTCGACAGCAGGTGTCTCAACTGGTGCTACAGGTTCTTGCGCTTCGACAGGTTCTGCTGAGGTCTCTGTCTCAACCTCCTCCACAGCCTCCTCAACCTCTTCAGCCTCTTCTACTGCTGCTGGTACCTGTGGCTCTACGTCTATGTTTTTAGCGGCCAAGGAACGGCTTATGGCCTCTCTGAGCGGCTGTCGTTCTTCCTGTGTATCCTCTACCTGATTCTCTACGTTATCCATTTGCTCTGTCCCTTACTTGTTTCATAAAATTAGCGACTACAGCCTTTTCCCGTGCGGCACTGTCCTTTTCAGGGTTGTACCCACGGTCGTATGAGTCACCTACTTCTATTGCGCCAGCAGCCTTATATGCCGCTCGCAGTTTACTTTTGCTTGTGTAAATTTCTTTTGGGTTTAGTGGGTTTCTGGTGGGAGGCATCTCATCGTGGATAAAGTTATGTGCTGCGTTGGCATGCACACGGACCATAACCTCATCAACTGGAACCACTTTTTCTTGTATCGGACACCATTGGAATAGTTTGTACTTACTCATACTCATCCAAGATTAAAACCATCATGAGCAGGCGAACTCTCTTAACTCGTTCTTTTCCTGCGACCTCATCAGCCTTTGGCGTGTCAAACAGCTTGTCCTGCAACACATTGGCTAATTTAATCTTATTTATTTCTTGAGGTATTACTATATCCTTTTGACGCTTTTTAAGGAGTTGAGCCGCTAATTCCTCTTCAAGTAGCTCGTCCTCGCGTTTTCTACGACGCCTCCTGTATACATCAAGAATATCGCTTGTGTCTTTAGTTTCTGTGACACCGCCATACTGCTTTGGGTTTAGCAGGAGTAAGAGACTCATGCTGCCTTTATGATGTAGTTCACCACAAGATAAGGTGGATTTTGAGTACCGGACGTCATAGCAGCGTTACCGTCAACGCCACCTGTTACGAGACCTATTTTGCCAGCGAAATTGCCACTACCGTGAGTGTGATTTGGGGTACTATGAGTATGAAAGGCACTCCGGCCACCAGAGGTCGTGCTGCCGCTAATAGTATATCCAGCAGATCCTCCTACTACTGACCATCCATAAACAACACTACTCGATGCGATTCCAACTGAGTGCGTATGATCAGGTGAATCATTGCCTGTAGTTCCGCTACCAGAACTTGTAATGTTTAGGTCTGCACCAGTACCCATGCCGTGATAATGAGCAGGAACGCTATGCGTATGATCTACAGTGCCGCCTGTTCCAGCAAGGGTATTGCCTGTACCTGATGCTGATTTACCCATTGGAAACCGTTGACGGAGGTCTGGCAGATTAAACGTGGTAGTTCCATTACCAACGCCATAAGTAGTTCCAAGCACCGCAAATAGTTTTGCATAATCGCTTCTGGATACTGCTGTTCCATCACAAATAAGCCAGTTTGCTGGTGCTGTATTTGTATACCAGATCATTCCAGCGCCAACAGGAGTATCTCCACCAAAGACAGGCATTAGCTGATCTCCGTAACTCTCATGCTGCCAGTTGGTGACGTATCCCAGATAGCATCAATAGCACCTGTGTAAACTGGCACCGGAAGCTCTAAGGTTTGGCCTGGCGTTAGCTTATATGAAAAACTCGTCGTGCTTGCCGTTGCGCCAAGTTTTACATAAGCGTTCTTGTCGGTGTCATTCACCATAATTGCCATGCGACGATTAGCGTTGCTGGCTAGGATGCTTGTACTTACAGCCGCAGAAACTACGCTGGTGACTGAGCTGCTTGAGTACGTTTTGATTGCTACATCTGGAAGTGTCAGTACATCAACGTCACCGATATTGTTAGTGCCAGCAGGAAGTGCCGTGTTGACTGTAACGTTCCAGGTGCCTGATTGCGTAGCTGCAACTGTGCCATCAACGGTAATAGAACCGCCATTGTCTGAAACAGGAATTGCTGACGTAAAAGGATTAGTTTGAGACGCAAGTGTGACGTTTGGTAAGGTCAAAACATCCACATCACCAATGTTATTTGTGCCAGATGGTAGTGGTGCGCCAATAGTTACAGAGTTAGTGTTGCAAGCAGTAATCTTACCATCAATGCTTTGTAGCGTTGACTCAGTAGCCTTTGCAGCAAGTGTGCTTTCTGTCGCTGCGCCTGTTGGCAACGTAACAGTGCCAGTAATGTTGTTAATGTTCCAGGTGCCTGATTGTGTTGCCGCAACCGTTCCATCAATCGTAATTGACCCACCGTTATCGGACACAGGCACAGCAGTTTGATCGCTCGCAATAACAACTGGCAAGCTGTTTGCCATCGTGTTCTGACCGACAACGCCAGTAATGTCGCCAATGGCAGTAATAAGCGAACCGGACGGATTTACCTTTACGTTGTAGTACGTACCGCCACCGGTGCTTGAACGACCTGTAATAACTGAGCGTGTAAGATTTGCCAGACTATAATCTGTCAGTGTTTCTGTGATTGGATTGTAGTCAGAGGTTGTTCCTGCTGCCCAACACGCCGTGTAAATTGAAAGGTCTGTAACTCCATCGGCGCTTTTTACGCACTCAATCTTCATTGGAAGATTTGGCGTTTGTATCGACGGTGCAAGCTGACTGTTTGGGATGCGAATAGTGTGAAACGTTACCCACTTTGCATCTGGACTAAAGACCTCAAAGATAAACGAAGCAGATCCAAGCCACGCAAAACGAATACGATAAAGGTTGGAGTAGGTGAGATTAATAGCCTCTGGTGTGCCAGCACGAGTAAAGATAGACCCAACAGACCCATCGAGAGGGTCGCCGTTCCAACTTGCTCGTGCAATCGTTGTGTCAACTGCTCCAGAGCGTAGCGTTACGCCAAAAGATGTACCTTCATATCCAATGAACGCACCGTTGTCAGCATCATAAATACCAATGCGCTGGAATGAATTTGCTACGCCTGTCGTAAATGCTGCTGTAAAAAACGCATACTCTTCGTGCGCAGGTCTGTAGTTGCATTTGTATACTGACTCGCCTCGTGCAGCGCCGTTTACATTTGTCCCTGTACGATAACGAGCGTGACCACCAGAGATTGTAGCAGAACCACCAGCAGCAGTAGTGTTTGTAATAAGGTTAGTGTCAAACGAGTCAAAGAAACTTAACTCGATTTCATTGTTACGACGACCTGCAACGCTTACACCAAGAATGTCAGAATTGGTTGTAATGTTAAAATACAACCCACCAGCAATCGCAGCGTTAATACTTTGAAGAGTGGTCTCAGTCGCAAAGTCTGGCGTTGTGAGACTTTCAGTTCCTGCGCCACCCCAATCGACTGCCATTACCTGAACCTGCTCGCCACCCTTGTCGAGTGTGCGAACAGGTATATCAGTGTTGATACTGGTGGGTGAGTTGGAGACGGTTACGTTGTCTGCCACGGCTTACGCCTCTTCATCAATGTCGTTAAGTTCTATGCTTGGGTTTCCAAGCTCATCCATTGTTACTTTACCAACGCGCTTTGCACGTTTTGGAATAACATTATTGATGACGATTGGCTGAGACTTTGCAGCCTCTTGTGAGCCAATTTTGATAGAATCCATAGCGATACGGATCTTCTCAAGCTGCTGTTCGGACTCAAGACGTCGCTCTTCCATGAGTTTTTCCGACTCAACCAGGCGCATACGCATTTGCTCAAGCTCAAGTTTTTGAATCTCAAGAATTTGTGCCATGCGATTGCTTTCTTGTGTGATGGCTTGCTTGGACGCATCAGACTCGGCCATTGCCTGCACTTTGAGCATATCAACTTGTACGCTGTTAGCTTTGACCTGTGCTTCCTGTTGCGAGATGGCAACTTCTTGCTGGCGTATGTACTCGTTGAACTGTTGCTTTTGAATCTCAAGTTGCGCCATGAGTTGTTCGCGCTGTGCCTTAAGCTGCTGCTCTTGGAACGCAAGCATGTTCTTCTCATGAGCGTCAGCCATTTGCATACGAGTTGCCTCGATACGCGCCTGCGACTCAAGCTGTGCTATTTGGAGACGTCCCTGAACTTCTTGCATGACAGGATCTGGAGGCGGCGGTTGTTTCGCAGCTTCCTCCTTTGCCGCAGCGATTTCACCGATCTGCGCAAGCGCCTTAGTAAAGATACCATCGAGTTCCTTGCCACCTTTAAAGCGTTTAATAACATTTTGGAATAGCTCTATAGAAAACCCTAACAGTGGTGGGTACTGCTCAATGAGCGACCGCATTTGGTTGAAGAACTCTCCTGCGGTGGACATGAGTTGTGCGCTCTCTTGCTGTTCCTGCATCTGGTCAACAGCAACCATTGAGTCAGACGCAATACGGATACGGTAAGAGAGCCTGTCGTCATTACGATAAAGACCAATAATTTGCTGTTTAACTTGGTCTATCTGTATCTGTGGGTCTGGAGGAGGGACGGGTATAGGTTGTCCGTCTGGACCTACAGGAGGAGGTGGTGGGGGTGGTAGTACTGCGGCGATAAGTCTGTCAGCGTCTCCAACCTCAAATATCTCTTCCGGCTCAAACTGGGACGCAATAATCGTGCCAAGTTTCTCGATGCCGTCAGAGATAAATTTAGTGAACATGTTTTGACGCACAATAAGTCCCATCGAGGACCATGCGTTTTCGAGACGGTTAGCAGTTGCAGACTTGTACTGCTCGCTTGTGCCACGAAGCAAATCTGACACTTTGAGTGTTTCGTAGAGCTGCTGTAAGGCCGTCTGACGAGCCGCCTGCAGCACTTGGAGTGCATTGATGTATGGAGTTACATCCATGAACTCTACGCCGTTAGCGAGGCCGCCTTTGCCTTTGTATGACGGCCAGTTAATTACTGGCACCATCTTAAGGTCGCCGATGAGCATCTGCTCAACCTGATTGCCAAGGCTTGAGTCGTAGAGAGCGTTGGTGCGAATGGCCTGTGTTACGGCGTGAATACGAGTTGTGAGGCGCTCTACCTCAAGGATTTGGTCTTTAACATGAGCGTAGTCAGACACTGGCAGTACTGAGTCTGGGTCAGTGCTTTGCGCTATGATGGTGCATGGGTAGAAGTCTTCGAACTCAAAAGGAGGCTCGGACTCCATGATAACTCCCTCTTCGAAGCTATCGCTGTACCAGAAAACGCGCTCGGCATCTTCGCACCAAATCTCGTAAACCTCGGCTTTGCCTTCAAACTTTGAGTCATCGCGTTGATAATCGCGATTGTTCTTGTCTGGGAAGGAATCGTACTTAAGTTTGTTTGCTCGCTCACCAAAGAGCTTTTCTGCTGACTCGCGACTAAGGTATGCGCGTTTTGCTCTCCACTCAACTTCGGTCTCGTTACGAGCATCGGAGCAGAAATAATCGCTGTACTGCACTACATCGAGACAAGCGTACTCTTCTTTCTTAGCCTCAATAGTAATTTTCACCAGGGTGATGTTGCCTGGTCCTTGGCGCAGCTCTTTGTCTGTAACGTCAAACGGAGCACCTTTGTCATCAACGTATGTACCGTCTGGTGCCTTAAAGATGGCAATTTCCACCATCTCATCCTCAAGCTCTACCTCGTAGCGAGGCCACAAAACTGCACGGCCTGTGAGGAGAAACTGCAGGGTAGCGTTAGAACCTACGGTATCGAACGGAAAGTTTACATCCATTTGATACTGAATGTTGCGTTCAAGGATGGTAGCGGAGAGTTCCTCAACGATACCTCCTGTGCGCTTACGAAGACCTACTTCCGCTTTTGGTGTAGATGAGTAATAAGCAGGGAGGAGAGTATTAACGCAATACCACCAACTATTAAGTCTTCGCTCTGTATCGGTAAGTACATTGATTTGTTTTTGTGCGTTGTAAACCCGTATGGATTCTTCGGCCATGTCGATGAATGGCTTAGATCGTTCCTTGGCTCGTGTAATCTCTATCTTCCAGTAACGACCTGAGTACCTATCAACTAATGGCTTCATACCTATATCCTTGGCCTACCTGCGTTTGCTCTCATTTGAGCGATATATGCCTGCAACTTTACCACACCCTTGTTGAACACTTCGGGTGGTTGCTGCCACTTGCTGTCTATGAGTCGTTCCTTACACAGGTAGCGTAGCGCGTCACAAGCATGGTCGTCGCCAGTACTATCGGCGTCTTCCATTCTCTTCTTGTTAATCGCCAGCGCTGGTAGGGTCTCTAACAGGTATGGACAGTTAGCGGTAATATATAACAGAGGAGGCTTTGCAACCAACCTCTGTCTTATCTGTGACCATCCGGTGACTCTATCGTTGTCGGCCATTCGGAAGTTAGGGTGTTTGTATCGCGCAAACACTGAATGAAACTGGTCTGCGATAGATGGTCCTCCCTGATTGTTGAAGATGGAGGGG